GAAACGGCACGGGCTGCGGGTCCTGCTTGGGGGCGAAGGGTGCAAGGCGCATGCCGTTTCCTCTGCTCCCATGTGGGAAGGACAGAGAGGGCGGAGTGTAGTCGATTGTTAGCGTGTTTGGCTGAGTGCGAGGCTAACGCACCCCATGTGCCCCACCTAACCCGCACGTTTTTAGGGTAGCTAGCACAACGCAAGTTAGTGCGAGGGTGTGTTCGCTATGAGACACGGGAAATTTTCCCCGCGACCTACTATAAATCCTACATATCCTACATACATGAAGGATTAGGACGAGGTGCAGTGCTGCCGCACTGGCACACATGCCGACCACTCAGCACGCACCCCCCAACTCAAATTTGCAATGTGCTAGCTACCCTAAAAAGAGGCGGGTTAGGTGGGGCAGCTGGGAACAGAGCTTTTTGCCCCCCTACTTGCCCCACACTACCCACCGTGGGATTAGTGGGCTATGTGGGAACAGTCACTGCCCCACATAGGGCAAGTCAGGCGGCCTCGCCGGACTGATTTTGCACCCAGCCGACCGCGTTCCACATTGTGAAAACCAGTCGTCCAGGATGCGCGCAAAAACGTGGACGATACAAACCCCGATCGAGAATAATCAGGGTTTTCTACACCACTCGGCCAGTTATTCTTGGCCTTGTGCCTGGGCTTCGCGCTCCTCACGCGCTGCCTTACGACGTGCCATCTCGTTTGCGACCGCTTGGCAGACTTCCATGTAGAACTGGAGTGCCTTCACATGCCGGGTGTACTTGGTGGCAGGCTTGCCGGACTTGGTGGTTTGGGGCAGCTTGGCCATTGCCTTGCGAAGATCACGGCCGAACCCCATGAAGTCCTCCTTTTGGCGCTGAACAAACTGAGAGTGCGTTTCGCCGGGCAGAGCTTCGGCGGCAGCGCCGAACGAAATGGCCTCATCCAACAGGACAAACAAGGTTTCGGCCACGGTCTTGTAATTGCCGGACAGGATATGCTTGGCGCAAATCTCGGGGGCATGGGAAGCCAAGCCTTCACGGGCGGCCTTCCCGACCTTGCCGGTCATGCTGGCCGCGACGAGCGCAGTGGGCAGCGACGACTGGCGGACGACAGACAAGGCGCGCTCGGTGGCCGTTTTGCCTTCGCCCATGATGAAAACAGGGGCGCCGATCACGACTTCGGTGGCGGCGACTTCAGTTTGCAGAGTGGTATTCATCAGGTATTCTCCAATTGATAAGTTGATTAGGCTATGCCGTGGACTCGTTTTGGAGCGCACGGGATAACCCCATCTGATAGGGTTACGGGGTTCCGTTAGTTAATATCGCGCACGGTGACCTTGCGCCGCCCGAATATGTGGAAAGTAAACCCTGAGATATACCCGGTCCGCGCTATGCGAGGCTACGTTTACTTTGCGTCCACATATTCGGGACGTGTTCAAAGAACAATTAAGCCAATCCTGATCCGTTATTAGCTCTCACGAGATTAGGTGATTGTGTTAGCGCGTTCCGCTTCAAAACCGAGTCCCGGCGGGTATCTCGCAGGATGTCTCCCCGCTTCGCCGCCATGTTTCCATGAATACGCTAGTCGCTTATCTCTAGGGGGGCTTGACCCTCCCTAGTCTTCGGCGCGTCGCGTTTTGCGGTATGCCACTCGGTTAGCCTTAGCGCCTGATAGAGCGCGCCTTAGGGCTAACATCACCTAACCTGATCCAGCTAACGCCGTGGGCAGACACCCCCTAAACAGGTCAAGGCTTGCAGGTTCTGCCGATCAGATCGGCGTCCCCTACACCAGTAGGGCGGCGTCAACCAGAGGCGGGCGGAGAGGGGCCAAGTGCGACCCCCTGGGGGGTGGGACAAGAGGTGTGGCCCCCCGGCACGCGCCCTAAGTGCCCCTCTGTACTGGCGGCTCATTTTTAAGTCGGTGTTCGGTATCACACTCAGTCAGCGACGCCCCGCGCAAAGCCCACAGAGCCCCATTCCACGGCACATGGCTAACGTGTTAGTATTCACTATCACTGTCATTTGGAGCCCCCATGGCGACCAAGAAGCCCATGCCGTTCGCCGGCAAAGAGTCCAAGCGCGAAGAGAAGGCCGAGAAGAAGTTCGGCAAGGCCGCCTACGCAAAGGGCGAGCGCAAGGAAGGCGAGAAGTTCCCCTTCCCCCCGAAGAAGAAGTAAGTGGCATCCACCGACCAAGCTAAGTTCCGCGACGACGTTCACACCATCCTGCGGGCTGGTGCAGCTGAACTCATCCCGACTTGGCTTGAGAAGGTGATGGCCGAAGGGTCTGTTGAGGACATGCGCAAAGCCGTGGACCTCATCGTCAAGACCACCGGGGCTGAAGCAGAGAAGAAGGCCGACGCCAATGCCGGCCTGCCTGTCTTCAACATCGTGTTCCACGCTCCTACCGGAACACTCCAGGTAACCAACGAAACGCCGGCCGCTCCTCCGGCGCTCGTCCACGAGGAACCGCTCACCCTCGACCTGGAACCCAGCCCCGTTGCAGAGCCCGTCGAGGCTCCGACGAGTGGGAAGGCCGTGGAGGCTCTGCCCGAACTCGTTGTTCAAGCGATGCCGCTTGATGACCTCTCCATCCTGGATCGAGAACTCGGCCTATGCTGAACTACAAGCCGGGCCCCACCGGTGCCCGATTCCTCGCTGACAAGAGCTTCCTGAAGCTCATCATGGGTCCGGTCGGCGGCGGCAAGTCCACCGTCTGCCTGATGGACCTTGTCCAGCGCGCCGTGCAGCAGGAACCCTTCGACAACGTACGCCGGACGAAGTTCGTGATCCTGCGGAACACCATCGCCCAGCTGAAGTCCACCGTGAAGCCCATGATGGACACATGGCTCGTGACGATGACCAAGGGCACGATGGGCCAGTGGCGCCTGTCGGACAACATCTTTGAAGCCCGCTTCCGGATGCCGGACGGAACCATCGTCCACAGCGAGTTCGTGCTGATGGCCGCGGATACGCCGGACGACGTGCGCCGCCTGCTGTCCCTGGAGTGCTCGGCCGCCTGGGTGGAAGAGTGCCGCGAGATCGACCCCGACGTGTTCGCCGGCCTGCAGGGCCGCGTCAACCGCTTCCCGAGCCGCATTGCGGGGGGCGTGACGTACCCGGGCGTGATCTGCTCCACGAACCCGCCGCCCAAGGGTGGCTTCTGGCACAACCTCATCACGAGCCACGAAAAGGGCCTCGCCGTGTTCCTCCAGCCACCCGCGCTGCTGGACAACGACACGCTGAACCTGAACGCCGAGAACCTGGAGAACCTCGCGCCCGAGTACTACGAGAACCTCGTGGTGGGCAAGACCGAGGACTGGATCAACGTCTACCTGAAGAACCGGTTCGGCGCGGGCGACATGGGGCGCCCCGTCTACAAGAACACGTTCAAGCGGTCCTTCCATGTCTCGGAGAAGCCCCTCTTCGCCGTGACCCAAGGCATTAAGCCCCTGATCGTCGGCATGGACAACGGCCTGACCGCAGCCGCCGTGGTGGGCCAGCAGGACGCCCGGGGCCGGGTCAACATCCTGGCCGAAGCCTACGTGCCGGACGGCGACTCCATGGGCGTCGAGAGCTTCCTGGACAAGCTGCTGATCCCGAAGCTGCGCGACAAGTTCCCGCACTACCGGGCCGAGAACATCCTGTTCGTGCTCGATCCTGCGTGCTTTGCACGTAGCCAGCTCGATGAATCCACTATCGCCCAGGCGGTCATGCGCCGGGGCTACCGCGCCCTGAAGGCATCCACGAACGACCCGGAGCGCCGGGTTGACGCGGTCGAACAGCTGCTGGTCCGCCAGTACGACGGCATGGCCGGATTCCTCATCGACCCCGAGTGCCAGCACACGATCGACTGCATCGAGTGGGGCTACGCCTACAAGAAGCTCGCGTCCGGCCTGCCCAGCAGCCAGATCGAGAAGAACCACTTCAGCCACATCGGGGACGCGCTCCAGTACCTCGCCCTCCACTACAACACCGAGATCCGAGGGGGCGGCACACTGATGGCAAACCGCCAAGCTCGCACGGTTGAGCGGTCCACCTACTTCTACGCCTGACCATGGATCAAAACACTACCGGCGGACTGCGCTTCAGCGCACCGCAAGAACCCACCTCCGTCAACGTCGGCGGCATCATGGAGATCAAGAGTCTCCAGCAGACCCTCGACGAGCGTGACAAGGAATCGGCCGCAGCTGCAGCCGTGACGAACTCTACCCCGCTGATCCAGTCCCTGGCCGCGCAAATCCGCGACCACTGGACCCAGGCGAAGATGGCAAAGCAGAGCGTCGAACTGCGCATCATGGACGCCCTGCGCTCCAAGCGCGGCGAGTACCACCCGGACAAACTGCGCAAGATCCGCGAGTCCGGCGGCTCGGAAATCTACATGATGCTGTTCAACACGAAGGCTCGCCAAGCGAAGTCTCTGTGGGGCGACATCCTGCTGGGCCAGGGCGTGGACAAGCCGTTCACAGTCAAGCCGACGCCGTCGCCGCAGCTGCCGCCCGAGATCACCATGCAGATCAAGCAGGGCGCCGAGCAACTCGTGGCCCAGGCGGAAATGAGCGGCCTGCCGATGTCCATCGACGACATCCGCCAGCTGCTGCGCGACGCCAAGGATCGGGCTCAGTCGGCCATCGACCAGGAAGCCAGCGACCGGGCCAAGCGCGCCGAGCGCAAGATCGAGGACATGCTCGTCGAGGGCGGCTTCTTCGAGGCCCTGGACCAGTTCCTGGACGACCTGTGCATCTCGCCAACCGCGTTCCTGAAGGGCCCCGTCGTGCGCAAGCGCGGCACCCTGGCATGGACTCGCCGAGCTGACGGCACCAGCGTACCCACGGCCACCTACGAGAACGCCCCGCACTGGGAGCGCGTCGACCCGCTGTACGCCTACCCCTCCGGCCACAGCCGCACGGTCCACGACGGCTTCTTCATCGAGCGCCACCGCCTGTCGTACGGGTGCGTGAGCGAACTGCAGGATCTGCCCGGCTACAACAAGGACGCCATCAAGGAGGTCATGAAGGCGTACACGAACGGCGGCCTGCACGAGTGGCTGTCGATCGACTCGGCCCGCGCCGTCATCGAGAACCCGTCCGCGACGATCCACTCGCACACCTCCGACACCATCGACGCGCTGCAGTACTGGGGCGCCGTCACCGGCAAGAAGCTGATCGAGTGGGGCCTGACCGCCGAGCAAGTGCCTGACGAGTCCAAGGTGTACGAGGTCGAGGCTTGGCTGATCGGCAACTGGGTCATCAAGGCGGACATCAACCAGGACCCCCTGGCCCGCCGTCCGTACTACACCGACAGCTTCGACCGCGTCCCGGGCGCCCTGTGGGGCAACTCGCTGTACGACACCATGCGCGACTGCGAGGATATGTGCAACGCTGCGGCCCGCGCCCTGGCGAACAACATGGGCATCGCCTCGGGCCCCCAGGTGTGGGTCATGGTCGACCGCATGCCCGCTGGCGCGAACATCTCCGAGCTGTACCCCTGGAAGATCCACCAAGTCCTGTCCGACCCCTCTGGCTCGACGGCCCAGCCGATGGGCTTCTTCCAGCCGACCTCCAACGCGCAGGAGCTGATGGCCGTCTTTGACCGCTACAGCATCCTGGCCGACGAAGTCACCGGCATCCCGCGTTACATGACCGGCGACGGCGCCGCGGGCGGTGCAGGGCGCACGGCTTCCGGCATGTCCATGATGATCGGCAACGCCGGCAAGACCACGAAGAAGACCATCGCCAGCATCGACATGCGCGTCATCTCCCCGGTGGTGGAGGGCGCGTACGGCTACATCATGCGTTACGTCGGCGATCCGGACATCAAGGGCGACCTGAAGATCGAAGCCTGCGGCGCTCTGAGCCTGATGGTGAAGGATTCCGCTCAAGTCCACCGCGCCGAGTTCCTGCGCAACACCGCCAACCCGTTCGACATGCAGATCATGGGCGTCGATGGCCGCGCCGCGGTGCTGCGCGAAGCAGCCCGCACCCTCGACATGAACGTCGACGACGTGGTCCCGTCCCTGTCCATCATCCGCCAGCGCATGGCTATGCAGCAGATGCAGGCCCAGCAGCAGGCGATGCAGGACTCCGCTGCTCAGGAGGCCCAGACCTCCCAAAAGCAGGGAGGGAAGCAATTGATGAACAAAGAACCGGTAACCGAGAACTTGACCCCTCAAGGCTAACGTGTTAGCCTGCTCGCAGATAAGGAAAGTGAATGCTCACTAACACCCAGGAACAGGCCCTCTTCGAGTCCATCGCACGAGGACAACCACGGTTCCGCGAGTGGCTGGTGGACCAGCTTTCCAACAAACACAAGGTCCTGATCGCAGCGAATGACGTGGAGCTTCTGCGCGTAACCCAAGGGGAAGCGCGCCTCCTGCAGAACCTCGTCAACCGCCTCGATCAGGCCGCCAAATCAGCCGTGTAACCGGCCCAACCTTCTGACAGACCACAAGGTCCAGGAGAGCTATGTTCCAAGACGCCCGCACCCGTATCCAGCAACAGGAAGCCGCTGCAGACCAGTATCTGGCGCAGATGAACGCTCCGCAGGAGCAGCAACCCGCCGCTGAGATCGTGGAGGCACCCGTCGAGGCCGAAACGCCCGC